TGCCAAATGCCCTTGATTGCCTTGACATCTGCAAGGACACCTTCAACTGTCTTCTTAGCACCTTCAAGTTCCATTCGCCCCTCATGGAGCATTGCACAGCCTTGCTTAATAAAGCCAACTGCACCTTGCGCCAACATGAGGAGAGAAAAAGGATCAATGGTTTACTCCTATTTAATAGGTAAGTCACTAACGTCAAACTCACCTTGTCTCCTAGGGAACAATTCTTCACTTGCACCGCTACCACCAAGAATATTGACAATTGGCTCTACAACAAGTTTAGTAAATGCTGTTGGCGATGTAAGTTTATCTTTTGCTGTGGACAGATAAGTTAATGATCGTGCGCCCTTTGGATCAAGCAATACTTTTGCTAAGTTTCTTTGTGAAAAGACTAATCCGCCACCAACCACAGCGGCAGTCCCAAGATTGTCTTTAATAGTATTTTGCTGTTCAGGAGAAAGAGCAAAGTAGTATCCAGAACCGATAGTGGCTAATTGACCTGCACCAGTAAGCAAAGGACGCATTGTTTGGTATGGGACACCAGCAATAGCCTTAGTATCAACCAAGCCAAGTTTTGCCGCATCATTCATAGCCTTGATTGCTTTATCCTGCGGAGTTCCAGAAAACAATCTGTCGTATGTGTTTTTCATTGCCTTGTTTTGCTCTAAGTTATTGGCAAACTTCAGCATATTTTCAGGCGTGTTAACCATTGCCTCAAGATAGCCATATCTCAAAGCATCTACAACCTCAGTTGCTGGCTTTTTAGACAATGTACTTGCCGCAGAGATTGACTTGTATAGGTCTTTGATAGGCGTTTCATTGCCTGACCTAAACAAATAACCGCCAACATCCTCTGGATTTAGCGTCATAGCCTGCATGATTGCATCAGATTGAAGCCCCTGCACACCTTCACGATAAGTTTTTGTTACGCTTTGATACTTTTGATATGTTTTTGGATCAAGTGTTGACTTTGCAGACACATCCATTGCATTGTCAATCTTGTCAACCAAGCCAGTGATTGTTTTAGATGCCCTAGTATCTTTCTCAGTAGAAGTAGCAGACGCATATTTATCACGATTTTCAGCCAACCAACGTGACCTAATATCGTGCATATATTGCATATCAACATTAGGTGGAAGGTTCTTAATCTCATTTAGGATGGCTTTTTGACCAGAAGTCAAAGATGCAGGTTGAGCCAACTGAGCACCAGCCCAAGAATTCAATGGAAAAGTAGAAATTAAAGACTTTTTGTCAGCAAATATGCTTGCGTATAGCGGTTTTACAGCACTACCTAAAGCATCTTGTCCTTGCTTTATGAAGTTTTGCAGGATTTCACCAGAAGCATACTGAGAAGATGTGCTACTTCTTAATGCTTGCTCAAACTCAGGGCTTTTTGCTAATGATTGAAGGATGTCTTTTGAACCAGCCTGTAAAGCATCACTAATTTCTTGTTGCTTATCTTTGAAGATTCCATAGGTGGCTGGCGTATATGTCAAACTTTCTAAGTTAGTAAGCGCACTTGATCCTGTTCTTGCGCCTAATGGCAAAGAAGAACCTTGTTTTTGCAAGAAAGCGTCTGCCGCCTTATTAGCATCAGGAAAGTCTTTTTCTGAGAAGCCTAGTTTGTCAGCACCAAATCTAAGCACTTTTCCTGCACCTTTAAGCACAAGGTTGCCACCTAAGTCCCATGCGGCTTCTTCTAAACCTGCTTGAGTAGCAAGAGATAACGATGGCTTTTCTTCTCTTGTATATTGCTCAACAGCCTCTCCTACCATACCGCCAACACCAGCACCTAAAACACTTCCAGCAAGAGTTCCAGCAGGGCCACCAATGCTTCCAATTGCTCCACCACCTAAACCACCAATAAGACCACCCATCTCTTGCGCCCCAAATGCACCTCTAGGCGCACGATAGTCAGGGCTAAGAACAGACTTGCTTATCTCTTTGGCGGCAGTAGTATCTTCAAAAGGAATATCTGTTACATCATATTCGCCAGCCATATTACAACCCCAATTCTTTTTTAAGTGTAGTTATTTGCTGATCTTCTTCTTTTGTTTTTGACTTCTTGCGTCTTACACCAGAAACCAAGTCTTGCAAACTGTTAAGTTTTGTCTGGAATTCAATACGACTATCTGCTTCATTGAAGTTAATCAATGTCTTATTCTTTTCTTTGTGTTCTTTTGCTCTGTCGTATGTGTACTTGTTCTCAGCAAGGTCAACCTTCATCAAGTTAACAAGGCGTTGAATAGTCTCAGGTTGTTGTAAAGCATTTGGAGCAGTCTTCTCCAAGCGATCCAATTCTTTTGCGGCAAGAGAGCCAGGGAAGTTTTTAACCAATGGGAACACATATCGAGTACCCATAGCCTGAATCAACTGCGTGTTGGATGCGGCATCTTTCAGATCACTACCAATTGGTATTCCAAGTCCAGTTAATGAAGTAATTATTCCTTCTTTTGACTCGGCAAACTTACCTGTAAATGCGTTAGTCAAAGCGTTTTCAAGGGTTGCAAGGTTACGTTGAGATGAAGTACCTGCGGCAACTGAACTACCAAGTTTATTAAAGTTTTCAGCAGAAAATTTGCCTGTTTCTTCGCCTTCTTTTTTAAGTGCCCCACCAAGTGCTTTGCCTAGCAAGCCAAAACCTTCCCCAATTGATTCTTCAATTGACTTACCAGAACCTAATTTCTTCATTCTGGCTGTCAAGATGTCATATGCTTCTTTATCTTTTACAGGGTCAAGTTGCGCTCTTTCTTGAATCAACTTTGTAATTTCAGAAGGCGCATATTCTTTAGGACGAGTTAATGCGGTTAACTGATCTTTATATACTTGTAATTGAGAAACAACTTCAGGTGTTTGTTCTTGTCCTTCTAATGTTCTAATTGCGGCTTTTATTCCCGCCTCAGCATTAGCCTTCATTACATCTGCACCAAGAGATGCGGCTCTACGCTCTTGTAAGTTTTTTGTAATTTGAGATGCTTTAAGAGTGGCTTCTCTAGAATAATTAGCCAACCTTGTTGCCCCTTCAGGGTCAAATGATGCTAATTTCTGTGCGCCAGCCATTATTGACTCAGGATTGTTAGGGTCAACCTCCTTCATCACGGCATTTCTTGCGCTTATAAGTTTTAACATTGGGTCTTCAGCACCCAAAGCGCCACCGATAGCACCAGCCAAACGATTAGCACCATAGCCAACGCCTGTTTTAGCAAGTTCAAAAGGACTCATTCGAGCCAATTGTGCTGACTGTGCTAATGCTTGTTGATTTTGTTGTTGTTGATATGATTCAGGAGTCATACCAAATAAACCACCTACTATTGAATCTGCCATTTGGTTACCCCTTAGTCAAAACTTGTGTATTCTGTTGGAACTGTGCCTTTGCCATATTTGCCGTACACATTTTCTGAACCATATTGTGCGTTCAAGGCTTGTCCTTGCATCCAATTTCCAAGACCTTTTGCTTGTGGATTAGTAGATGCGCTGATCAATGCACTTGCATATGGGTTGTAAGCATTTGCTTCTTGCATAGTTCCTGCCGCACCCATTCCACCACCATATAAAAATCTTCCTGCTCCAGCACCATAAGCCGCCGCCTGACCACCTAAACCAGCACCCAATGTCAATGGTTGTTGTCCGAGTTGCTCAATGCCACTTTGTATTCCCAAAGTAGATTGGAATGGTGACAATGCGCCAACTTGACCTTGTTGATAACTTCCAAGCAAGTTAGCACCTGTGCCAAACAATCCTGCACCAAATGCAGTTTGTTGTTGACCAGCCTGAGTAGCCTGTGCCGCCAAAGCCGCATCTTGTTGTGCCAATGCGTTGTAATAGGCTTCCATCTCAGGAGTAGTAGCACCCAATCCTTGCGCTCCACTTGGTCTAGCACCAGTAGCACCTACTGACAAACCACCACGACCTGTTTGGAACAACTGGTTTTGCAATTGTGCAAACTGTCTTTCACGGCTAGGAGCAAGCAAGTTTTGTTGCTGTTCCATGTATTTCTGAGCCGCTTGTTCTGGCGTTTGAGCCAAATACTGTTGACCAAGGTTGAACAAACCACCTGCCGCACTTGTCAAAGGAGCATATTGTTGTTGTGCGCCTAATCCTTGCTGTATCTGTTGCCCCATCAATCCAGATAACTGTTGTTGATAGGCTTGATATTCAGGAGATACGTTATATCCTGCACTAATCAAGTTTCCATCAGGCCCTACCTGAAACTGTGATGCACCATAACGAGTAGTTACACCGACAGGACGGAATCTGGAGGCATCTGCCGCCATTTGAGCCGCTTCTCTTTGAGCATTAGCAGAAGTCTCTGCCGCACTCTTAGCAGATTCGCCAGCCATTAAGCCGCCTACTAATGCGCCACCAGCAACAATCCAAGGCATATTATTCCCCTTTAATTAAAACTTCATCTACTTTTGACGGGTCTTTCTCGTCAGTAGCATGAACACAATACCAAACCACATCGGTGATGGCTTTTACACCATGATTCTCACCAGCCTTAATATCAATGCAAGCAGGTGCTTCAACAATTTGAATGTCACCCTCTTTAACAACTACAACCTTACCTTTGGCAAGAATCCCAAAATGGGAGTAATTGTGTTTATGTTGCATGAGCATCTGCCCCGCACTAATGTGCGTTTCTTTGGCATACAGTCCATCAGAAAAGTGGTGTGTAATCATGTTATTCATAAAGGATGTTGATAGAACCAGCATCAAAAGTGTCTGTTCCATTTACTGTTGTTATGCGAACACGATCAAGAGTTCCACCCAAAGTAGAAGTTCCACCACCCATGAACACAACTGTTGTAGTTGATGCACAAGTGTGGTTAGCAACCCATGTATTTGAACCCATATACGCAATAGTCATAATTCCATTTACTATGTTACTAGCCGCTTGGATTCTCATAATTAACCCAGATGTGCTGTCACTAGAACTTGATCCACCACTACCATCAAGATCGTTAGATGTAGAAACATAACCAGAAGTAGTAACACCACTAGATGTTCCTAATTGAACAAGCATAAATGAAGTTCCATTTGTGCTTATATTCCTAAACATAACAGTTATTCTGTTTACCCAACTTGGAAGACTTGTAAAGTCAACGGATGTTCCAGATGCTGTAACTGTTGAGCCTCTAGTAATAAAACTAGCACCCATCGTTGCTGTTCCACCAAAAGTAGGACTGTTAATAGTTGGGCTAGTCAATGTCTTGTTTGACAAGGTTTGACTGTCTGAATCGCCAACAATAACACCAGAAGGAACAGCCTTACCACTAAAAGATGCCAATGTTGAACTGTATGCTTGTACATCAGTACCAATAGCAAGACCTAAAGCAGTTCTAGCATTAGATGCAGTACTAGAGCCTGTGCCACCATTAGCAACAGGCAAAGTTCCTGTAACACCAGTAGTCAATGGCAAACTTGTGCAATTAGTCAATGTGCCAGCAGAGGGCGTTCCAATGTTAGGCGTAGTAAAGGTAGGAGATGATAAATCTGCCTTAGTAGCAATAGCCGTCTGAATATTGTCAAACTCTGTATTGATTTCAGTACCTTTAACAATCTTTAATGGATTGCCAGAAGATAAACTGTCTTTAGTCGCAAAGTTCGTGCTTTTGGTGTAATCACTCATGCTAGTTTCCCTTGTTTAGCCTGTATCTCAATCTTTTGAATAGACAACGCTGTTCCATTTATGTCTGACTCATAACCAGTTTGAACAACTTTTCCAGCACCCGTTGCAGAAACAACAAGCGTCTGTAAAGCAATACCATCGCTGTATTGAGCAACAGTTGTAGCATTTGCACCATACTCAGCAATCCCATAGTAGGACTCACCCTGAGTAGGAATCGTTCCATTGTCTGACAAGTAGTTGGTCTTAAAGTCAAATCCCCACTTAAATGTCACAGTCTGATTTGTTCCACCAATCACCACAATCGACAACTTCTTCAAAATAGAAGTCTGATTCTGATTGCCAAGGTCTGCATGGTTTGTGTAATACAACATCCTATAAGAAGATGTGTAATCCTGATAATTGTTATACAACCCAATGTAGCCATTCTTACCAATGTAGAGACTTCCATCTCTGCGAGACAAAAACGCTGTTGGCTGAATAGAATCCCAAGTTGTTACCCTTGATGCACCATTTGGCAAAATACCCTTGGTATCAAAGCAATACACAGAACCAATGCTAGGCATGGTCAGTAAGTAAAATGCCTCACGCTCAGAATAGACAGATTTAATGTTGGCTAATGTCTCACCAGCAATCACGCTAGTTAAGTCATTACGGATGTTCTTAGATAAGTCCCTTTCAGGCGCAGACTTCTCTTGAATCGTTCTCATCAATGAACGAACACCAGAGTTGGATAAAAACAACACATCTGTGCTTGTAGTCTGAATACTATCTCTAGCAATGCAACCAATACCTTCAACTGTGTCGCTCAAGGTCATCGTGGATGGGCTAGTAGCACCTGAATACACAAGAATCTGACGCTTACCAAAGATAAACAAGAAGCCGTTATGAGCCGCCAAACCAGTAATCTGGTCAGCACCATTCACCCAAACATTGTTGACATTCAAAGAACCAGATGTTCCTGTTGACCAAACATGACCTGCAATCAAGTCACTAAAGTAAACAGTAGCGTTGTTAGAGGTGGTATTAGCCGCCCACAGGCGACCAAACGCTGATATACAAATATTTGCATCAGGCACAGTAGCCGTATAACCAGTTTTCTCAGAAACTCGTCTATACGTAGTTGTACTTACGGCAGGGTCATATATCAATGGGTTATAACCAGACTGAAAGAAGTAGGTTATTCCATTTAAAGAAGCACATTGCCAGTTGCTTGCTGTGATAGTTGGGGCAGTACCCCCTCCCCCGTAGGTGAGTTCTACAACAGCGTTTGAGCCATCCAACTTGAATAACTTGTTGTTACCAGCGAACAGCACAGTCAAAGTGCCATCAGCCTGAACTAACTCATGAATAACCTTGACATCATTAGCACCCAAGTTGCCACTTGATGAGTTAACTCTTGACCAACCCTTACGTGCGCCAATGCGTCCATATTGGTCAATGATGCAGTTTGTTGCAACCAAAGCATAACCAGCCGCCAAATCTAGGGGCGAGTCTTGTGTGTTCAGCCCGTAAAAGCCTGGGGCTGAGATGCTGTAAGTTGCTATTGCTTGGCTCATACCGCTACAAATCCTTGGTTCTCAGGGTAACGTGTGCCTTCCAATGCTATGTAGTCAGACAACATTGTTTTGTATAGCGCATAAGCCTCAGAGGAAGACAATCCACCATCCTCACCACGCTCCACCAAAGCCCTTGCATAGGCGTTTTGAGCCACTAAAACATCAGGCACTTTGACAACAGTAGCATCAGCACTCAAAGTGGCTTGTGGGACTGTTAAAGCGAATTGGAGGCTATATACGCCATCAGGACGGGGATAGAGAGTTACTTTGGTATCGCCACTACTATCTACACCATCAAAGGCGTAGTAGGAAGGGATAGCACTTACAGGGGTAGAGAAGTTCTGATACCGATTCATGGTAGCAAAGTCGATATTCTTCATACCAAGATTGCTAGTTGCATTGATCACATCTTGAACTTGGAACTTCTGACCAGCACCTGTCAAAGCATAGGAATATGTGCCAGAACTAGTAGATAGGGTAATTGTCGTGCCAAGGACATTCCAAGCATAAGCATCTTCTACTTGACGCTTTGCATCATTGACAAACTTACCAATTAAAGCGGAATATGAGGTTTCGCTGTTCGTAGAGACAGTAGTCTCCCGTAACCGAACCAACACATCGTTAATTAACTCTAGATAGGTCATCTGCTTGCCTTTGCCTTATTCCTTGCGGAAATTGACTTGGCTTTTGCCTTTGCGTCAGCCTTTGAGGATGCACCCCATGCCTTAAGCGAAAGAAGCAGTCTAGTTGGTTCACCATTTTTGTACTCGGGGCCACTCATGTTTCCCATACGAGCCAAAAAACTCGATCTTCTCGGGTTATCCCCCGACTTGACTGGTGCTTTTAGATTGCCACCAGTTTCCGCATTATAAGATGCTCTGCCCTTGGAGTTCAACCCCCCTTTAGCATTTTTACCTTCGGAGCGTTGCCAAGTGGGAGTTTTCATCACTTCACCTTTTTTGGTTTCTTTGCAGTTTTAGCAGACTCAATAAACGCTTTGGCAGTTGGCGCACCTTTGCTACCAACTTTCCGCATACGCTCACCAGAGCCTTCAGCAATTCTTTTCTTTTTTGCCAAAATATTTGCATAAAGTCCTTGCTTCATTTCTTCATTGCTTTCTTTGGCTTGCTCATGCCAGCCTCAGATAAGGCAATAGCAATCGCTTGTTTACGAGAAGTTACTTCTGGGCCTTTCTTAGAGCCAGAGTGCAGTGTTCCTGCCTTGTACTCTTTCATTACCTTGCCAACCTTCTTCTGTCCTTTGGTCATTTTCATGGTTTTTCCTTTGTAATTGGCCCACCAGATTTCCAAGCATCACAAGTACGAGCCGAGGCACAAGTGAATTGAAATAAGTCGCAATAGCCTAAATCAGCCGCCTTGACAAAGTTTTCGTCATAGGACAACTCATTCTTGCCTTCATCTTTCTCTAGTCCACCAACAATGCACTCCATCATCTTTGGAGTTTGGATAAATGCGGCACAGTTGCCACATCTCATTCCCATGATGTCTTTAGTGGGAGCGTTATACATCTTGGCTTTCTTTAGCCAAAACGCATCATTTGATTCATTAGGGTTAGGAGGGCCATATCCATACTCTTTGAAAGCATGGTTTCTGTTCTTCAGATTGGTAGACACATCCTGAGTTGCCACAGGACAAACCACACCTGAGAGTAAACCCTCTTTCATCGGAGTAACTTTCCACCAACAAAGGTGATAACGCCACCAAGCATTGAGGCTATGGTCATACCCATCCAAAAGCCTCCTTTTGACCTATTTGCCAACTCAAGGAGAGCCTTGACATCGGTAGCCAATTGGTGAACTTCGGTCTGCAAGGAAGCAACCTGTGCCTCTAACTTGCCAAAATCTCTAGCGTCAATGTCACTCATAACTGTTCCTTACGGGGGCGACCCATAGGCTTTTTCAGCGTTAATGTCTGCCTTGTTCCATCAACCTTTGCAACCTCTACAACAGCAGAAGTATCAACCTCTGTGTATTCTGGGTGTCTACGCATCTCAGCAATGTCAAAGTCTTGTCTAAACTCGACCACATTACCTGATTGATTACATCGAAACAAAGCCATATTTATCCTTAAAAGAAAGGGGAGCAAGCCCCCCTTATCTTTAGACCATGCGAACTACAACAATTCGCAATGTAGTTGATGCCAAGTCAGCAGTAGAGCCTGACTCGTTTTGGATGCGGAACTTGACAGTATCTGCCGCTGACACATAGCCAGTAACAGTTAAACCAACCAAGTCAACACCCAAAGATGCGCCAATAACCATGTCACCCAAGGCAACGCCTGGGATCGTGATGTCATCAGTTTCGCCAGCACCATCAACAAGTGAGCCAGCATTTAAAGTGGCCTTTACAGACCAAGTATCAGAGAACAAACCACGAAATTGGTCTGTGCCTCTGCGTGTAGTTACTGCGGATGCGGTTGCCATGTATTTCTCCTAATTAAGTTAAAAAAGTCCCCCCACCACTAGGGCAGGGGGCGCAACTGCAATTAGGCTGGTACTGCCAATGCGAACATTGCTGAAGACTTAGCGGCTCCAACAGATGCGGCACTACGCAGAGCGGCTACACCATAGAGTGTGTCAGAAGTGAACAATGTAGCAAGGTATTCTTGCTTGTATTGCACTTGTGAGCGAACACCAACTTGCTCAACCAGAACCATAGAGTCCTTATGACCCATCAAGCAAACACGAGCGGCTCCTGAACCAGAAGTCGTATCAGCATTGCTAGAAGTGAACACAGGGATACCATAGAGGTTACCGATTTCACCAGTGCGGATAGCGTTGCCATTACCCACAAAAGCCTGCTCTGTATAACGGGAAAGACCCATCAATGTGTTGCGGCTTGAGGGAGGAATGAGGAAGAAACGATTGTCCATAGGAGTATCGTTGTCGTCCAAACGCTGAATAGTGCGGCGAATAGCGGCATCAGTCAGTGCAGACTCGTTGTTGCTTGCGGCAACATAAGCAGTAGTGCCGTCACCACCAATGTAGGCGGCGGCGT